TACTATAGCTATGACTGTGGATAATAATCTAGTTACTGGCACTAATACAAGATTTAGAGATCAACTAAAAGCAGGTGATAGAATTGTTATCAAAGGTATGACACATGTGGTAAGTCATGTGAATAGTCAAACAGAATGCACAGTAACTCCAGACTGGAGGGGCGTCGTAAATATCACAGGAACCAAAGCTAATTTAATAGTAGACAAGAAGGTAAAACAGAGCGAGTTCAACCTAGACAAGCTGGATGGTACAGGCCCTAGTGGTTATGACTTAGACATAGCTAAAATGCAGATGATCGGCATTCAATACAGTTGGTACGGTGCTGGTTTTATTGACTTTATGCTACGTGGTGCAGATGGTAACTTTGTGTATGCACATAGAATGCGTAACTCAAACGTAAACACAGAAGCATTCATGAGATCAGGTAACTTGCCTGTGCGTTATGAAGTTACAAACGAAGGCCCTCCAGGCAAATTGTCTGCTGCAATAGACAATAGTCAAACTACTTTGCCATTGGCGGATTCAAGTTTCTTCCCCGATGCAGGCACAGTTTATATCGATAACGAAATTATTTCGTTTACAGGAAACAACAAAGACACAAATACACTAACAGGGTGTACTAGAGGCACAACATATTCTAATTATCAAGCAGGTGCATCTAGAACATATGCCGCAGGATCTGCCGCAAGTCATGACGACAGAACAGGCGTAATATTAATATCTCAAACTATTACACCACTGATCAGTCACTGGGGCTCGGCATTTATTACAGACGGCGGCTTTGACGAAGACAGAGGATACATTTTCTCATACGTTGAAAAAGGTATAACTGTAGAAACTGAAAATCAAACAGCATTCTTAATTAGACTAGCACCTAGTGTGAGTAACGCACTAGTGGGGGATTTAGGCGAAAGAGAACTACTAAACAGAGCTCAATTACTGCTACAAAGTTTAGAAATTACTTCAGATTCGAGCACGGGTTCTATCGTTATTGAAGGAATATTGAATCCTCGCAACTATCCAGCAAATCCTAGTGCTGTATCGTGGACAGAACTGAGCGGTGTTGCACAAGGAGGACAGCCCAGCTTTGCACAGATTGCTGGCGGCGGAGGTATCACATGGACCACCAGTGGTTCTACTACAAATAATTCGGCAACTGTTTCTGGTGCGATCACAGCAACATTCCCTACATACTACGGAGAGGAAGAAAGAAACGGATATGTAGGCTTGCAACAGTTTGACGGTGACTGGTATATTCCAGATGAACTATTTGACGGATCTGGAATAGAACGCGGCGACGAATATGTAAGCGACACAGGCCCAGGAAGTTTTCCGAGCGGAACCGTGATCAATGAGGTGCGGAGAAATCAACGAACAGAAAACGGTGTCAGCCTTACAAGAATTAGAATGAGTCGCGGGTATGAAAATGACACGAGATTCATAGCAGGCAAGTCAAACGGTGGTACCGATACAGGCGACACCATCACCTTGCGAAAGATTGGTTCACGTTCAACATATAATAGAACCAACTATCTATACTACACAGAATCAAGCTATGAATCGGCTCTGGCAGCAGGAGTTGTAGTAGGAACACAGGTAGCTGTAACAGACACAAGTTGGCCTGCTGGTACTCGTGTGCAGTTTATAGAAGAAAAAACTTTTGGTCTCGTAGATGTAGGGCAGACTACATTTTATCTAGTATTTTACAGCTCGACATCTTCTGGTAATATTAGTGCTTCAAGTACTACTACATATAACTTGACACCAGCTACGTTTGCTGAACCAGGTGAAACTATTTTCTCATTCATTGCTACACCAGGTGAAAGAGCAACAGTGGACTTCAGTGAGCTAAAAGAATTAACAAATACACCATTAGGCGGAAGAGGAACATTCCCGAATGGTCCAGACGTTCTTGCTATCAATGTGTACAAGACTAGTGGAAATAATGTTAATGCAAACGTTATTCTAAACTGGGGTGAAGCGCAGGCTTAATTGGTTGCTGAGTTAGAAACAACTATAAACGTATCGTTTTCTAACTCAGCAACACCCACTTCTGTAATACTAGAATTAGCAGACACCGCTTCGAATTGATGGGGCTGTAGTTCAATAATGTTAGCAGTTTGACCTTCTTCCAAAACCACTTCTTTTAGTTCTCCAGACTGTGTGTCGATCCATCGTAATTTGATTTTGCCTGCATTAACAAAAATGCTTTTTCTTTTTTCTTTGTGAAAAATCATATCAGTACAAGAGCCTTCTTTTTCTAGTACAATTATTTTTCCTGAATAACTCTCATCCGACGCCCATAAAAGGTCATATCCATAGTTTGTTTGTATTGCTCCAGTAGACTTCATTTTGTTTCCTTCAATAAATGTAAAACATCAAAGACAGTTTCTAGTTTTTTAAGATTAACTTTACTCTGAAGAGTGTTACGTAATCCGTGATGCAACGGTTTTGGCCACTTGCTAAAACTAACCCAAGCATATCCGTCGTGTTCGTTATTTAAACACGGAATAAACTCGTTGTCAATAACACAGAGATAGGTGTGAAAATAAAATCTTTGATCGTTGCTAATAAAACTTTCTAGAGGAAGTGTTTTTTTGATGTCTGGCAAAAACCCAATTTCTTCTTCTATTTCTCTTTTTAGACCTTCCCATGGAGTTTCTAAACCTTCATTGGTGCCACCCACAAGCCCCCATAGATTATCGCGTTTTCCTTGAGCTCTGTGCAAGAACAAGAATCTATTGGTTTCAAGAGTATAAAAGAGAGCACCGCTGCAAACTATTCTGTCATTCATACAAGTAATTAGCCGTCTAGTTCAATACGCCAGGTGCCAACTGGGTAATCGCCGTCTATAGACTTGAACCATTCGCCGTCTTTGTACCTATATTGAGTTCCGGTGTTGAGGTTAGTTGTGTATGTGGTTTCTGTAGATTCAGAAGCGTCAAATACTATGTTCCAGTTTGATCCGTCCCATTCTACAATGTCATTTGCATTTGCCACAAGTCCAGATCCGTCAGCATTTTTCCAAGCATTGGGCACTTCAGTAGCAATGTCCGATCCTACATCTTCTAGTAACAACAGTCTTGTGCCAGCTTGTTTGATACTTGTAGGGTTAAATCTAGTAGGATCTATAATATAATCAATATTGGTCTTGCCTTGGATTACACTGTCGGTGGGGAAAGTATCAGTATCAAAATCTATCTCAATTTTTCCTTCATCAAAAGGATTGAGACTGAATGTGCCAGTCACAGTCAAACTATTGTCTACATTTGTTAGATATATTTGACTGACTCCAGCAGAATACGTGCCAGGCAGTGCTTCAAATATTTCTCTCCAGCTGACATTTCCTACCACACCTCTAGCAATTAATTGTGCTGATCCTGTGTCAAGATACAACCCATATGTGTTGTAATTTAGATTGGCCATTTCGTTGGCAACTTCAGACTGGGCTTTATAGCCGTATTCGTTGACCACTGAACCTGGTCTAGGAAAATCGTCGTATTGATTTAGTTGTGGAGCACTTACGCCATCCTCGATTGTTCCACGTTCTTCGTCAAACATACTGGTAATAACATTGGTAATAACACCCATTTTCTTGACTTTGGTGGGCGGACTAATGTATATAGGAACACTGAATGTAAGTGTTGCTATATCAATTTCACTGTCTACACCAACGGGCACACTGCGATTGCTCCAAGTTACATTTTCAAGATTAACCACAGTAATACTAGTCCAATCGATAAAGTTGTCAGTTGTCTGCATTTCCAAACTAGGATTGAACAGCACTAGTATTTGTTCTAATAATTGTAATTTTTGATCTGTGTTGCTAGCCCATATATCTGCGTTCAGACGCATGAGATAAGGTGTAGGAATCAATCGTTCTACAGTATAGTTTTTGCCTTGATAGTTTAGATATTCGCCAGCGTCTTCATCGTATGCACGTTCTCTAATATTTGTTTTACGAGTGTAAGTGGCGTCTGTCAATCTTTCTCTGTCTAATTCAAGACCTGTAATATAAACACTTATGCGTGGTGCACTAGGTAGCTTGTTTTCTGAGTTTTCTCTGATGATATTTGCAACTTGTCTAGTCAAGTCGCCATACATCACAGGAACTTCTTTGGTATTTCCTTTGCCGTCTTTGACAGGAAAATTACTCAGTAT